GATAAGGATGATAAGGAGGAAATAAAAGGACCAAATATAAAGACTAATAAGTCTAATAATAAGTCTAATACTGTTGATTTAACTAATACAACTAATAATAAGACTGATAATAAGACTGATAATAAGACTGATAATAAGTCTAATAATAATGAAAAACCACCTATAAAAGTAGACGTTAAAGATAAGGATGGAAATGTTATTGGTCATAAGAAAATTTATTCAGCTAGTCCTGAATACAAAGATGCATCTCAGGGTAAAGGTATTGTTACTACTCCTTCCGAAATGGGAACTGATGTAAAAGGTCTTGATGTAAAAACTGGTAATATTATTAAAAAAGATGATAAAAAAGAAGTAACACCAGAAGTAAAACCAGAAACTTACTTAGGTAAAGAACAAGGATTACTTAATAAAGCAGATTGGTTAAAGAAAACTTCTAGGAGTCCAGCAGCTAAATCAGGTGCATTTAGTGATGATCAAAGATGGGCACAGCAATTAAAGCATCGTCAATGGCAAAAGGATAATAATAGAGGTAAATTTAAGGTTAAAAAAGTTAAAACTACAAAAGTAGAAGTTCCTTCTAAGTTTGCTGCTAATAAGGATAAACCTACTTTCCAAAGAAGGGATCAGAAATTATTAGATAAAGGATTGAAGCCACCTACCTACACTAGAAAAGTAGATGTTCCAAAAGTAGAAACTCCAAAAGTAGAAACTCCAAAAGTAGAAACTCCAAAAGTAGAAACTCCAAAAGTAGAAACTCCAAAAGTGGAAACTCCAAAAGTGGAAAAGAAAAAAACATTCCAAAATAAGATTACTGCAGAATCTGTACTAACAGGACTCGCTATAAGGGGTACTGGAGAATTAGCTAAGAGAGTGGCAAAAAAAATGGCAGGACGTACTGATAAAGCACCAACGGATAAAGCACCACAGGATGCACCATCTGCACCATCAAGACCAAATAAACCATCTGCACCAGATAAACCATCTGCACCAGATAGAGCACCAAATGCACCTTCTCGATCAAAACCATCTACAGGTCCTAGTGGTGGTGAGAGTCAAAGAAAAAAAGAGTCATTACCAAAACCAAAACAATCAAAACCTAAATTTCCAAAAGATTATAAATCTAAGGGTCCACTTCACGGAGGAAGACCAGCACCAACAAGACGGGAAAGTTATGATGCTTATGATCTAGTTCTAAATTATATAATGGAAACTGAGCAAGCATCTTCTATAGAAGAAGCAAATTACATTATGCTTGAAATGGATCAAAATACAATTCATGAAATTGTAGTAGAGCAAAAAAAAACTTTAGATGAAGGGATAAAAACCGCAGTTGGTCTTGGAATGCTTGCACTTCCTTATGCTATGAGTCAATTGGAGAAAAGATGGAATCCTGTGAAAAAGGCTAGAGATAAGTATCAAGATAAAAAGGCCAAAGAGTATGAAGAAAAAAGTGGAACCACTAAAAAGGATGGTTACTTTAGATAATTATGAAAACTATTATTAATCGTGCTGACATCATCGGTGGTCTAAAGTCAGTTGAACTCGCAAAAAAGAATCCTCAGAACTACCAACCTGGTGTTGGTGTCTCTGAGGATTTTAAATTAATACCCAATTTTAAGGTCTAGTAACTGATCTTTTAACTATTAATTGACCTTCTATAACACTTTCTACTTTTGAACCATCATTAAGTAGAACATCATAAAAATATTTTCCTGGTTCTAATCCTGCTGAGACAGTATCTGTCATGGTAATTCTTATTTTACCTAATGTTCTATTTGGAAATGCAAATTCAAATGCACCATCGCCAGTACTATAAGCATTTGGATATTGTTTAAATTTAGCAACTCCAGTATAACCTGTTAGATCTTTAGCACTATTAGTTCTATCGTCTTCAAGAATGAATGTTTGCTCGAAATCAGTTCCTGTATGGATAATCAGGTTAGTATTAAATACTGCCATTACTTTTTATTTTTATTTATGAGAAGGGTCCTGTAGATATACCTGGTCTAACCAGTGCTGATCCTTCTACAGCGATTAGTTTACTACCACTTGGTTTGGTTAGCAGAACATCGTATACGTGCCTACCAGGTGTTAGTCCTGCTGTTTGTGCATCTGTTAATGATAATCTTATTTTTCCATCAGCAGCACTAGTAATTCCTACTGTTATTGCAGTAAACCCAGAACTATCTGGATGTTTTCTTAGGTGTGAATTAGCAGTGTAACCAGTTAAATTAACCCCACCAGTACCATCAGCACTAAGTATATCTAAATCTCTACTAAAGTTTTCTCTAGCATTGATAGTTAGATTTTGTACAAAAACAGTCATTTATAGTATAACACTTTATTAGGTATTTATCAAGTAGTTGACATAGGTGTTAAATGTGTGTAAAATCGCTTTGTAAGCGTTCGGGCAAATATTAAGTATTCATTAAGTCCTCTATATAACTTAGATATTATAAAGCTATGAAATGGAATCAAGTAATGAGGGAGATTATGAGAACCCCTGGACCTATCAAGGTTCAACTTTTACTTCTGACGACATTAACGATTTCTTCGGTTATGTCTACAGGATTACAAATATTCAAAATGGTAGGCAATACATCGGAAGAAAATATTTTACACAGCGTAGAAAGCCTAGAGGTGGGAAACGCAGAGTTACGAGTGAGAGTGACTGGAAACGCTACTACGGAAGTTCTGACGAACTTAAATCCGATGTTAAACGATTGGGCAAAGAGAACTTTAAACGAGAAATCATCTCCCTCCACACTAGATTAGGTGATGTAAATTATGAGGAAACAAAACAGTTATTTCTCAATAATGTTTTGCAAGAATCACTTGACAACGGAGAACCAGCATACTACAATAGCAACATATTAGGACGCTATATGCGTAAGGACTATGGATCTTTTAGCAAAGACATTAAAGGATAATTATGATTGGGCAGTACATCGTATGGAAGTATTGTGTAAAATGGGAACTGTAGAAGATGTAGAAGATGCTGATTCTATTAGAAAAGAATTTAAAGAATGGATTCATGTTAATGATAAAGAAGAACAGGATATCCTTTCGTTAGAGTATATTGGTAAAGGAAGTCACTTTGATAAATAAAAATTACTTGGAGAAAAATTATGTCTTGTAAAAAATTTAGTTTCAATAATATTGCTAACGTAATTAGCATTGTATCAGGAGTATCACTTGCTGGTATTATTGGTGTTGGAAGTTATGTGTATTTAAATAAGGATGCAATCATTGATGACATCAAAGAAGCAGCAATTGAGTCTGTTGTCGGTGGCATGGGTGCTGGTGCTTTAGGTGGTGCTGCTGGTGGTCTTGGAGCACCTGATCTTGCACTTCCTGATGATCAAGCATCTGCACCTGTTCCTGGTGGTGGACTTGGAGTTCCAAACTTCTAGAAAACTATATAAGAGTAGATACAACTATTCTTATGTCTGAAGAAGTTAAGGAAGAAATTCAAGAAGAAATCAAAGAAGAGAAGAAAGGTTTCTTTGGTAAAGTAAAATCTGCCATTGTTCCTGATGCTGACGAACAAGCAGCAATCATCAGTACAATGGTCAGAATTACCGTTCTTGCCTGGAGTGGTGGAATATTGACATTAAATTATGTTGCCATACCAGGTGTTCCTCAACAGAAAATTGATCCCACATTCATAGCTTCGGTGTTCACGGGAGTTTTAGCTAGCTTCGGAATTCAGACAGCATCGAAGAAGGGTGATGGAACAATGAAGATGAATGGTAATGGTAATGGTGGTGGTAATGGTGGTCCTGCTCCTGCTACTGCAAAAGACATTGAAGCAATTTTAGCAAAGGCTGGTCCTACTCAAACAATTAGAATTGAGCAAGCACCTCTTAAAATTACTACTGATACTGACAATAAGGAAACATTTAAAATGTAATCATTCTGACAAAAATAAGTTTTTGTGCTAGAATGAATTATAGATAAAATTAATGGTATTGAATTAATATGCCTGTATATAGAGATTACGAAATTCGTATTAACTTAAATGAGTTGATCGAAAAGAGGATACCTTGCTGTGATCTCCTGCATCCTGATCATTGTTTTACAGCAGATCAGATTTCACAAATAGCTCATGATATTAATATGGACTTGGATTTGCATCCAGTCTATCATCAAATTGATGAACATATTATGAGATATGTAAAAGCTGCAGGGATTGATAACACAGAGCATTGGGTAGAACCACATTTACCTGATTTGGAGGAATGATAATGTCTGTTGATAATTTTGCAATTCAATTGAAAGAAGGGACTAAAAAATCCCATTCAGCAGCAGAGAACACTTCCTTTGTAAAATCCTTTTTAAGAGGGGTTGTTAATAAAGAAAGTTATAGGGCATTGGTTAATGACTTATACTTTGTGTATTGTGCTTTAGAGGAAGAAGTTAGTAATTTAAAAGATCATCCTGTAATTGGTAATCTCCAGTTATCAGATCTAAATCGTAGAGATGCTTTAGAGATGGATCTTAGATATTATTATGGTCCTATTTGGAGATCTCTCATTAAACCGTCAGAAGCGTGTGAGAGATATGTAAACCGTATTCGTGAGGTAGCAAAAAATGAACCAGAACTTTTGGTTGGTCACCATTACACCAGATACTTGGGCGACCTCTCAGGGGGTCAAATCCTTAAAGGAATTGCTGAAAAAGCTTTGGAATTGGGGAATGGGCAAGGTCTCAAATTCTATGATTTTGAGAAAATAGAAGATACCAAAGCATATAAAGCAGGATATAGGGGAATTCTTAATGACTTACCTATTGACCAGCACCAAGCAGATGCTATAATAGTAGAAGCAAATTATGCTTTTAGATTGAATATGTATATGTTTGATACTCTAGAAGGTAATTGGTTTAAGTCTATACTTAAAATTTTTATTAGTTCTATTTTTAAAAAGAAATGATTTTAGTATTCATTATTGTAGGGTTACTATTTTTTATTATGGGGTATGGATTGTATCTTACTATAGGACCAGGTAAAACAGACTTGCGTGATCCTATTGATGAACACGCTAAGATGCACGAATTGGGTATTGCTCACGGTCACGAAGGTAAAAGATTAGTGATGACAAAAAGGGCACAGGAACAGGATTATCCACAACATAAACACGATTAATTTGTAACCCTAACAGTGTCTGTGAGTCCACACATTAATGCGTAATTATACTCATATGGTATAATAAATATCATTAGTATGGGATTGAAAAAATCATGCCCCTAACGCAACAAAAGCATTACACAGTCGGTTATCACGACTTACAAAAAAATCATTTTGAAATCTGCGAATATGCTGCAGATTCATATGAAGCAATACAACACAGTAAAGAGGATGTTCCTGCATTAAGGGATCATCCTCATTTTATTGATTACTGCACTAGTGAAGAGGTAAGTAATATCTCTCGTCTTATGGCTGCAGGTATCCCAATGGGACACTAAATATGAATAACGATTTAAAACATGAAATTATGTGGTGGATGAGTAGACTTACGATAATGATGACATCATTATTCCTTTCATTTACATTAGCAGCATCTGCATACGCTGCTGATATACAGATGGGTGCAGGAGGCAATTTAGTCTTTGAACCCAATGAGGTTACAATCAATGTAGGTGAGACAGTTACTTTTACTAATGGTGATTTACCTCCTCACAATATAATATTTGCAGGACATGAAGAATTATCACATCCTGATTTAGCATTTATGAGTGGTGAGCAATTCCCTGTTACCTTTGCAGAAGCAGGAGATTATGAGTTTCAATGTGATCCTCATGCAGGTGCAGGTATGAAGGGAGTTATTCACGTAAAATAGTTATAATACGTTTTCTTCTTGTTCTGTAAGTAAAGTTATTTCATCACTTGTAGGATAAGCAACACAAGTTAATACAAAACCATCATCCATTTGTTCATCATCTAAGAATGATTGTTCTTCTTGGTTGACTGTACCTGATTCTAATTTCATTGCACAGGCTGAACAAGCACCTGCTCTGCAAGATGAATTATGATCTAAACCTGCTTCTTCTAATGCTTCTAAGATTATAGTATCTTCATCACATTCAAATGTATCTGTTGATCCGTCTGGAGATTTTAATGTTATAGTAGCCATTGTGTTTTATGATACAACTTTATTATATAGATAATTTTAACTAAATATGGTAT